GATGATGGAAGATGCGTTGGTCATATACAGACTTGCACGTGCACCAGAACGTAGAATATTCTACATAGATGTTGGTAACTTACCAAGAGGTAAATCAGAACAGTACATGAAAGATATCATGGCACGTTACCGAAACAAACTTGTGTACGATGCTAAGACTGGTGAGATAAGAGATGATCGTAAACACCAATCACTACTTGAAGACTTTTGGTTACCAAGACGTGAGGGTGGTCGCGGTACTGAGATTACTACATTACCAGGCGGTGAGAACTTAGGACAAATAGAGGACATTGTATATTTTCAAAAGAGAATGTATCGTTCACTAAACGTTCCGATGTCTCGTTTGGATACAGAATCTGTTCAAGGTATTCTTGGCAGATCTACAGAAATTAACAGAGACGAACTCAAGTTTCAGAAGTTTATTGACAGACTGAGAATGAGGTTTTCTCATCTATTCTATGGAATCCTAAAGAAGCAACTTGTTATGAAAGGTGTTTGTACCGAGGAAGATTGGGATTCATGGAAGAATGATATCACAGTTGATTATGTAAAAGACAATCACTTTACAGAACTACGTGATGCAGAAGTATTTCAAAACAGATTGGAAAGTCTTGATAGGGTTGCTAATTATGTTGGAGAATATTTCTCTAAAGAATGGATACAGAAGAACGTTCTGCATCTATCAGATGAAGACATTGAAAGTATGAACAAACAGATTGATGGGGAAGATGATGGTGAGGAAGAAGAATCACCAGATAATAGTCCCACAGCTGGACAAAAATTTGAATTGAAACCTGTACAAGGAGATGAAAAAGAAAATGAGTGAAGATACACAAACAATGATTCAACACGCATTGGATCAAGACTGGAACAAAGCAAATAAAACTTTTGGTGACATGATGTCAGTAAAACTTCAAGATGTTTTGGATCAAGAAAAAGTTAAACTAGCAGATCAAATCTATAACGGTTCTGAAAACATTGAAGATGAAGATATAGATGATGACCAACTCGAACTTGAATTGGATGACGAACATGGCGAGGAAGAGCAGGAGGGAGAATTACCCTTGGAAGATGCCGAAGAGGGAATACAAGAGCCCAGTGATAATGTGGAAGTCGGAATGGATGACGAAGACGGAGAAGGGTCAGAAGATCCGATACCTGAAGAGTCTTGATGTCAAAGAACAAGAAAGTATAAATAATATAAATTAAATGAAAACTTTTGATCAAATAAGAGAGTCACTAGGACGTAAACCGAAAGGTCAACTTGTTGTTAGCAAGAAGATAGGTCGCGTCCAAATGATGGTGTATAAAGAACCCAAGGGGTTTGCCGCCTACGTAGATGGTGACAGATTAGATGTATACAAAAGTAAGGGTGAGGCAGAGAAGGCCGCATCTGAAATGATAAAGGTATTAAAGAAATGAAACTGATTGCAGAATATACCGAGCAGAATCTAGAAGTTCTCACCGAACAGGATGAGAAGGGAAAGAAGAAGTACATGATCGAAGGTATCTTCATGCAAGCGGAACAAAAGAATAGAAATGGTCGGATCTATCCTAAAGATGTCATGGTCAAAGCAGTCGATAAGTATGACGATGAACAGGTATCAAAGGGTAGAGCAGTGGGTGAATTGAATCATCCAGAAGGCCCGACTGTAAATCTAGATAAGGTTTCCCACAAGATAGAATCTCTTAAATGGAAAGGGAACGATGTTGTGGGTAAAGCGACTATATTGGAAACCCCAATGGGACAGATTGTACAAGGTTTGCTCGAAGGTGGTGTCAATCTAGGCGTATCGACTCGTGGTATGGGAAGTTTGAAGAACGGTAATAACGCAATGATAGTGCAGGAAGACTTTATGTTGAATGCAGTAGATATTGTTCAAGATCCATCCGCACCTAGCGCATTTGTTAATGGAGTTATGGAAGGTGTAGAATGGGTTTGGAACAACGGTATTATCGAGGCACAAACAATTGAACAAATGGAGACTGAAATTAAGAAAGCTCCACGTACTGATCTTTATGAGACACAGGTTCGTGAGTTTAAGAATTTCCTCTCGTTACTCAAAACTAAATGAAAAAGGAGTCTAATATGACTGAAAAAGTTCAGGATCAAGAACTCCATGACGAAGTAACAGACGAAGTTGTGGAACAACAAGGTCACGATCCGAAAAATGCTGAAGCACAGTCTATTGCTGCAACCGATAAGGCAGGTGAAGCCACTGGAAGCGCCCCAAAGCGTAAAGGTGACCAAACCAAACAAGACCCAATGCCTAAAACAAAAGCAGCATTAATGGCAGGCATGGTAAAAAGAATGGGTGGAATGAATAAAGCATCACTCATGGCCATGTACAAAGCAGAGGGATTTGAAGATCTTGAAGGCGAAGTAGTTGCGGAATCAGAAGAGAAAACAGAAATAGATATGACTGTTGATTTCTCTGATGACCTCAATGCACTTGTCGAATCAGAGGCAACTCTATCCGATGAGTTCAGAGGTAAAGCAGAAACAATCTTTGAAGCGGCAATAAAATCTAAATTGTCTGAAGAGATTGATCGTCTTGAAGAAAAATACAATGAAGAACTCGCAGAAGAAATTGCTTCTACAAAATCCGATCTCGTAGAGAAAGTTGACAATTACCTAAACTACGTAGTTGAACAGTGGATGGACGATAACAAAGTTGCCGTTCAAACTGGTTTACGCACTGAGATTGCAGAGACGTTCATGAACTCTCTGAAAGATCTGTTTACAGAATCTTACATCGAAGTACCAGAGTCTAAGGTTGATCTAGTTGACCAATTGTCTGCGGAAGTTGAAGAGTTAGAGGCTGCCTCTAATGACGCAATTACTAAGCAAATGGAAATGCAAGAAGAATTAGAAACGTTAAAGCGTGATGCAATCATCGCTGAAGCGTCAGAAGGTCTTGCAGCAACACAAGTTGAAAAACTTAAAAAACTCGCCGAAGATGTAGACTTTGATAACGAAGAAACTTTCGCAGAAAAAGTAAATACAATCAAAGAATCATACTTCACAAAGAAAACTACTGAGTCTGCTGATATTGAAGAAGCAGTCGAAGACGGTGATGCATCTATTATAGAAGCACCATCTGACATGATGGCTCAGTACCTATCAGCAATCCAAAAAACTAACAAATAATTGGGAGTCCAAAAAATGATGACAGCATCATATGACAAGTTGATGGAAAAGTGGGCGCCAGTCTTGAACGAAGAGTCAGCAGGCGCAATCACAGATAACCATCGTAAAGCAGTTACTGCAGCGATCTTGGAGAACCAAGAACGTGAAATGAACGAACAGTCACAGCAACTACACGAAGCTGTGCCAACAAACAACAACGCAAATGTTCAGAACTGGAATCCAGTTCTTATTGCACTAGTAAGACGTGCAATGCCAAACCTAATGGCATATGACATTTGTGGTGTGCAACCTATGTCAGGCCCAACTGGTCTGATCTTCGCAATGAAGTCACAGTACAAAACTACACGTGCTGGCGCAACTTCAGGTAATGAAGCACTTGCAATCAACGAACCAGTATCTGGTTTCTCAGGTGACTCAGCATCAACACAAGCAAACGACACATCAGGTCTTGGTACACTAGCTGCAGTTGACTCTGCAGGTGCTGCCGCAGACTTCGGTGGTGGTATGGCAACAGATCATGCTGAAGGTCTAGGATCAGGTGCAGGCGCACCTAACTCTTCTTTCGCTGAAATGGGTTTTACCATTGAGAAAGCAACCGTGACTGCGAAATCACGTGCGTTAAAAGCTGAGTACTCACTAGAACTCGCACAGGACTTGAAAGCAATTCATGGTCTTGATGCAGAGACAGAGTTGGCAAACATCTTGTCAACAGAGATCATGGCTGAGATCAACCGCGAAGTTGTACGTACAATTAACGCTCAGGCGAAAACTGGTGCGACAACATCAAACACAACAACAAACGGTATCTTTGATTTATCAAATGATGCTGATGGTCGTTGGTCGATTGAACGTATCAAAGGTCTGATCATTCAGATCGAACGTGAAGCAAACACAATTGCAAAAGAAACACGTAGAGGTAAAGGTAACTTCATGGTGTGTTCTTCTGACGTTGCTTCTGCACTTGCAGCATCAGGTATGCTAGACTACGCACCTGCAATGAATGCAAACCTGAATGTCGATGACACAGGTAACACATTCGCAGGTACATTGAATGGTCGTATGAGAGTATACATCGATCCATACGCAACAGTAGATTACTGTAACGTAGGTTATAAGGGTACTAACCCATATGACGCAGGTGTATTCTATTGCCCATACGTACCATTAACAATGGTTCGTGCAGTTGGTGAAGAAACATTCCAACCAAAAATTGGTTTTAAGACTCGCTACGGCATGGTCTCAAACCCATACGTTGGATCAACACCTAACGATGGTCTTGCAACATCCAAGACTAACCAGTACTACCGTATTTTCCGCGTGGATAACATCCTCGGATCATAAGGACTACTTTAAAAAAAATAAAGAGGTGGGGTTTTCCCCACCTTTTTTTTAACTCTTTTTTTGTATAAATAGTGTTATGGCAGATCTAACAGACAATTTTAATTACTTACAACCAACTAGTTTTAAATTAGTTATTGACAGGAAGAACTTTCCTAACTTGGAATTCTTTTGTCAACAGGTTACTCATCCAGGCTTGATAATGCCCTCTGCAGAAATGCCTGTAAGAAGGATGGCAGGTATACCATTTCCTGGCGAGTCATTAACCATAAACGAATTATCTTGTGATATTCTTTTGGATGAGAATATGGAAAGTTATTCTGAAATGTATTCATGGATACTAAGAAATCAGGTAACTAATCTCGACAACCAAACTAGAATGCAAAAAGCAGACAAACCACCTACATATGCGGATATCACATTGTCTATCATGTCAAGTCATAACAACACAACAATGCAAGTTAGATATATAGATTCGATGCCTACATCATTAGGTGATATCCAATTCTTATCAACTGCAAGTGGTACAGAATTTATTACCTTCGCTACATCTTTTAGATTTAGTTATTTTGAATTAAAAACTGTATCACCTACTGGCGCAATAACTGATTCGTTTAGTGTAACTGGAACTGTGGGATAGAAGAATGGCGATATCGAGAAATAGAAGACTGGCAACTTTAATTGCGAATTCTGCAGGAACAATAGAAAGTAGTAAACTTGTTGGAGGCGCAGGAAGTGGTGTTGATGTATTTGACACATTAGACTCTTTACCAATGACTTCACTTGCTGCAGGTCAACAAGCATTTGTTGAAGCAACCAGTAGATTATATGTGTCAAATGGATCTGGATGGTACAACCAAGTTTATATAAATCAAAATCCTACATGGTTGACAGAACCAGATGCAACATATGAAATTACAGACTCTGCAACTCCTCTGATTGTTACCGCGAAAGCACAAGACTCTGACAACTCAAGTCTTTACTTACTAAACCAAAGTGTCGGTACTGACTCAGCGCAGTACATGGTAAGTGTATCTAATGATTCGTCTGTGTTTACATTTACTCCTAAGAGTGCAGACTCTATAGGTGTAGAAGTTGCAGCTGGTAACTTAACAGATTCTAATGGAGATTTCATTTATACATTTAAATGGTCTGATGGAATAAGTTTTGTTACCAAGGCAGTAACGATTACTTATAATCCTGCAGGTGTCGGTATTGCATTTGATAGAGCACTTTTTTCTGGTGGTACGCAAAGTAGTGGTGGTTCTAATCCTATTGAATACATGTCAATATCGACTGGTGGTGATACAGTAGACTTCGGAGATATGAATATAAGTAGAGGTGGTCATACATCTTTTGGTAATCGAGCAAGGACTGTATTTGCAAATGGTGAAATACCAGGCGGTAATACCTATACAAGTAATATGGAATATGTAAATCCTTCTACTGTAGGCGCTGCAACATCATCGTTTGGTACGAATGATACAACAAAAGGATTTGTAGGTGCAGTTGCAGATTTGACAAGAGGTGTAATTGGAGGTGGTGCTTACTTTAGTGGTAGTTGGCAGTTTAGAGAAAGAATGGATTATGTTACAATAGACACAACAAGTTCCTCTAGTTATTTTGGTGGTTTAAGTTGGGGTTGGGCAGCTGCTGGATCTGCTAGTAGCGGAAATAATACATATGGTTGTTTTAGTGGTGGAGTAAGAAGTTCAGATACACAATATATTGCTTATTTTGAAAGAATAACTATACAAACTACAGGATCTGCTTCTGGTTTTGGAAGTTTCTCAGGTAGTTTT